AAGTGGTGCGTAAGTTGTTGCGGCAGTTGCTGATGCCAACTTAGCATCAATTTGCTCCTGCACTGAAGAAGTTACTCCGTTTAGGTAGCCTATTTCTAGGTTGCTAACATTACCGATTGAAGTTGATTCTGGAAGAGTTACTGTGCCAGTTAGTGTCGGTGAGGCAAGTGGTGCTTTAGCATCTAGCTGTACTTGAACAGCAGAAGTTACTCCGTTTAGATATCCTATTTCTTGGTTGTTAACGTTACCAATTGAAGTTGACTCTGGAAGAGTTACTGTGCCAGTGAATGTTGGTGATGCTAATGGCGCCTTTAAGCTAAGAGCAGTTGTAACAGTTCCTGCAAAATTTGCGTCATCATTAAGAGCTGCTGCTAATTCGTTTAATGTATTAAGCGATTCTGGTGAAGCACTTGTAAGTATACTTACAGCTGCGTCCGCATAAGCTTCAGCTTGAGTTTTTGCTGTTGCGATTGCTGTAGCAGTTGCGGTTGAAACAGGCTTATTTAAATCAGTTGTATTGTCAACATTTGCAAGGCCCACATCTGACTTAGTAATTCCAGTAGGGGTATTTATTACTGGAGATGTAAGAGTCTTATTTGTAAGAGTTTGTGTTCCTGTTGTAGTTGCAAGGATGCTTGTATCCGCAATACCGTGAACAGATGTTGTATCTGCTTCATGTGTTGCAATTGCGGCTGAGATGGCTTCTGTTGCTGAAATAACTTTCCAATTACCATCAGTGCTTGCAGGTGATGCAGACAAAACATATGTTGTTCCAGTATCTGACTGAATTGCAATGTCTCCAGATTCTGCTGTTAATGCTAATCTTGCTGCCTGGTTTGCAACAGCGCTAACTGTTACTTTGGCAAGTGGAGGAAGTTGGGCTGAAGGAATAAATCCTGATGAATCCAATGAAGCAACACCATTTGCAACACCCTTAGTGCTTAGAAGAATATAATCGTCTACTGTTTGTGAGAGAGCATAACTTAGTGAGTTCCAAGCAGTGCTTCCATCTCCAAATTTAAATGTATTAGTATCTGTTTCAATACCAATTTCTCCAGCTGCTAGGGTTGGGTTTGCTGCATCCCATTCAGCTTCTGTACCTCTTCTTAACTGTAATCTTACTGTTGCCATTTTATTACCCCTTATATATTTTATTTATACTGCTTATTGTATCATTTATTGCTTTAAGATATAGATCCAGAGTCAAAAACCATTGAAACATCGGCATCTGTAGAGGATGGTGATCCACCGTCCACAAACTTGCTTGTTGCAGATGGAGTAACTCCATTTGCCTGAACTGTGTATATTGGCTGTCCATTATAATCAATAGCTAGACCAATATCCATAAAACTAATTTGTGAAGCTGTATCTGGAATATCTGAATTGAAAGCTATTGGAACCCATGTCCCGTTTAGCTGAATTTGTAGCTTATTTGTTGCTGTATCAAATCTAAGGGGTGTTTCGCCTAAAACGACATTAGACCCAAATGTGGCAGTTCCTGCGACATTGAGCCCATTCTTTACTTTAAAATTCTTATCTACTGTTGCCATTTAAGTTCACATATCCCCTAAGTTTTTGGTGGGGTTTTTTAAAGGAACCCCTTAACCTTATTATTTAATTATTTAATCAGTGTTCCAACAACGACAACTTCTGTGTTAGCATTTGCTGGTGTTACTCTAACTCTTACATCTGTTCCAGAATAATCTGCTGTTACTGCAGCCAATTCTGTTCCGTTTGAATATGTAATTCCATATTCAGAAACTGCTACGTTATTTGCAGTATCAAGTGTTATTACTAGGTCTGATACCTGTGTATGCACACCGTTCTTTACCTTAACTACAAGCTTAGCACTTCTGTAGTCTGCTGCTGCCCATGCGATAGCTGTTGTTGCTGCTGCGGTCACAATATTTCCAGTTGTTGCTGCAACTTGCTTAGCAACATCATTGTAATTAATTGCTGTGAATGCTGTAGTTCCATTTTGCTGTGCTGTATTAGCTGTTGCTGCAGTTGCTTCTGCTGCTGACTGTGCTGCGTTAGCCTTAGATGTAGCATCTGCTGCTGCTGCCGAAATAGCTGCTGACTGTGCTGCGTTAGCCTTAGATGTAGCATCTGATGCTGCTGCCGAAATAGCTGCTGCTTGAGCTGCGTTAGCCTTTGTTGTAGCATCTGCTGCTGCAGTTGCTTCTGCTGCTGACTGTGCTGCGTTAGCCTTAGATGTTGCATCTGCTGCTGCGGTTGATACTGAGGCTGAGTCGCCTGAGACTCTGAGTGCTGCTTCTGCTGCTACCTTAGCGGTTGCATCGGATGCTGCTGCGGCTTCTGCTGCGTCTGCTTCTGCCTTAGCAAATGCTGTAGTTGCAATCTGAGTTGTATTAGTATCTGCTGCTGCAGTAGGTGCTGTAGGTGTACCAGTTAGTGCTGGAGAAGCAAGTGGTGCCTTTGTTCCCAAAGCTGTTGTAATAGTTGTTGTGTAATTAGCGTCATCATTAATTGCTGCTGCAAGTTCATTTAAAGTATTAAGAAGGTCTGGTGCGCCGTCTACTAATGTACTTACTGCTCCTGCAATTGCTGTATTACGGTCTGAAACCTCTGTTGATATTGCAGATGAAAGAGCGGATGCTGCTGTTGCTTCTGCTGCTGACTGTGCTGCATTAGCCTTAGATGTAGCATCTGCTGCTGCTGCCGAAATAGCTGCTGACTGTGCTGCGTTAGCCTTAGATGTAGCATCTGATGCTGCTGCCGAAATAGCTGCTGCTTGAGCTGCGTTAGCCTTAGATGTTGCATCTGCTGATGCAGTTGATACTGAAGCTGCGTCGCCTGATACTCTAAGTGCTGCTTCTGCTGCTACCTTAGTTGTTGCATCTGTTCCTGCTGCAGTAATTGCTGCTGATTGCGCTGCTGCTGCTGAGCCTGCTGCATCGTATGCTGCGGCTGTTGCTGAAAGTGCACGAGCATCTGTGAAGTATTTGTTTGCTGCATTTTCTGCAAGGTCTGCTGTATCGTGATTTGCAAGACTTGAAACTGTACCTGTTACATCACCAGTAAGGTTGCCAACAAATGTAGCAGTAATTGTTCCTGCGGCGAAGTTGCCATTGGCATCGCGTTTTACTACGGTATTTGCTGTATTGGCTGAAGTTGCTGTACCGCCAATAATACCAACAATGTAGTCTTGGTCTGCCTGTGCCTTGGTTAATACATCAAAACCGTTAACGGTAGCTGTAGCACCCTCAACGATCAGACCATTTTTAATTCTAAAGTTTTTGTTTACTGTTGCCATTGATATGACTCCCTTTTACTGCTTTTTTATGCTTTTAATGCTGTTCTAAAATATCTTACCTTTATTGATCCTGAAACAGGTGTTACGCATAGACTTATTATACCGCTATTTTCTTCAAAAGTGACTGTGGCTAGTGATAAATCTGTGTTTGATACGATGTCTGATTCTGATATGTAAACATTGGTTCCATCGTTAAGCAAAACAATAGTTGAAGTATGTGTTAGATTTCCAACAGACTTATCAATCTGTAGTGCGTATCTAACTGTCTTGTATACTGTCTTTGAGAATGAATCTATAATTGTTTTATTTTCTATACCGTCTATAGTAAGATCATTGTTCCCGTCCAGTCCCAAAAGCTCTGAAGCATTTTCTGCATCTAGAGTGGATAGGTTTGCCTGAAGCTGACTTACCTTGTAGTCTATTGAGTTTACATCTTGTGAATTATTTACACCAAGCTTATTTTCAATTGCTTCAATTGCATCATTGACATTACCATGCAGCGTTGCGTGGCCTTCCATTGATTCGGTTGCAGCAGGATTTGTAAAGTTATCTTTTGATGTTGGGTAGCTAGTTGCCAATTTGTCCTCCATCCAACAGTGTTAGTTGCGTGTAACTTGCATTTGTATACGATGATGTTGGAGAACCACCGTCTATGCCAATTATAACAGGAACTGTTTCTTCAACTCCAGAATTTTGATTTAAATTATCAAAATATACAGTTTCATTTAAGTTAACTGTATGAACATTTCCATCATAGGAGTGTGTGTGCATATAAAATGGGGCGGGATCTTTAGAGGCTGGAGTTAAGTCAACCCAAACACTACCATTGTATATCTTAATGTTCTTACTTGTAACATTAAAGTATACATCTCCAGATGAACCATAAATTGGGTCTTCTGCAAGTGTAAGGAGGTTGAGTAGGGATTTAAACTTTTTAGCCATTTAGAATCCTTATCCTATTACAACTACTCTATATTCTCCAGCTGTTGGTGCAACTGCAAATTTAATAGTTATATCTGAATCTGATGTATGCTCAACATCTGCAAATATTTCTGCAAATGGTGATGCTACTTCATATATAGAAACCACTACATCTTTTGTGCCTAAATTGTGTGTAACTGTATAAGATGTTGCTGATGTATTTAGTGTAGTCTTATATTTTCTTGTTATCTCATGATAATTTGTGCCGTCATTTGTTAATGTCCATTGGTCTGCCGCCTCATTCCATAAAACTTCTACATCTGCAGAGGTTCCACGGTTTACCTTAAGACCAGCATCTGATGATGGAGCTCCAGTAACATTTGTATTAAGAACAACTTTATTGTCAACAATATTAACTTCTGTTGTGCTTATAGAGTTAATAGATCCTTGAACATCAAGGTTTCCACCAATGCTTAAGTTACCAGTAACTGTTACATCATCTGGCAAGCCAATAGTTACTGCTGCTGATTCTGATCCAGATCCTGAAACTGTAATTTCTCCAGATGTTCCAACAATTGTTGAAACATAGCTTCCAGTCGTGTCAGCACCAAGAGCAACTGAGTTTGGCTCAATTGTTGTTGATATTGTAACATCGCCCAAATTGGTCATTGTTGCAGAACCAGTTACATCTCCTGAAAGAGTAATTACTGGATCTTTATTAAGAGATACCTCGCCACCTACAACTGTAAAGTCGCTTGCATCGAAACTTGCTACACCCTTATTTGTATATGTTGCGTTTTCTGCTGAAATTGTAATTGTATTATTTGTTACAGCTACGTCAATTCCCTCTCCGCCAGCTACTGTAAGAGTATCTGTAAGAAGGTCAACTGTATCTGTTCCTGTATCTCCAGCAACTGAAAGATTAGTTGCTACGTTTACTGTTCCAGCTGCAGTCAAACGACCTTGAGCGTCAACTGTAAATGTAGGAATTGCTGTTGTTGATCCGTATGATCCAGCAGTTACTGCTGTATCATTAAGATTTAATGTAGTTGTTCCTGCAACATCGTTATATGTTGATGTTAAAGCTGTACCAGCTATTACGGAAGATCCAATAACATCTTGAATTACTTCAGTAGAACCAGATGCTGGTGTCCACTCAGTGCCATTATAGAAGTAAAGAACATTTGTTCCAGTGTTATAGTAAATCTGACCAGATACTGGATTTGAAGGCGCTGCGCCTAAGTTTTGGATTCTAGCATTGAGCAACTCATTCTTGTTGAGATCAACGCTAACTAAAAATTTTCTTGCCATTTGCTATCTCCTTATGACAGGTATGCTGTCCCTGAAAATGGTTGAGCCATAGTCAGTGTTATTTGATTAGTACTATTGTAGTCTATTCCAGTTTCCAAAATATCTCCAGCGCTAGACTTAACTGTTACGTTTGGTTGATACCCTAGCCCGTGATTAATAACAACAGAATACACTCCAGACAAAGGACCAGTAACTTGAGTTAGCTCCCAAGGATAGGCTAGCGTATTGTTTGTTAAAAATATTTTGCTTGCTCCCGACCAATTTAAATCAGAAAGCTTTGGTCCGTGAAATGCAGCTGAAAGCATATCAAAGTAAAAATCTCCAGTAAGACCCAAATTTGCTGCTGGATCCCCATTTCCATTTAGAATGGTTCTTCCTCTTGGTCCTTGTGGACCTGGAGAAGAAATTACTATTTTATTTATTTGCTCTCGAACAACTACGGATTCAGTCATTAAATAGTTACCGATCTATTTAGGGTCATAAACCCTTCAAGGAGCTTTATTTTATTCCCATTAGAATCTACAACCATAACATCATAAGATGATTTAGGATAAAAGATTTTGCTTGTTTGTGTTGGTGTCATTTTTACAGTTAATTTACCATTAGGTCCATCAATTGTAATTCCGCCAGATGGTGATGTTAGTGTAACAGCTAATTTATTGCCGCCCTTTGTATCACGCACCTGCATCTTTGCAGATGCACCAGTAAGATCAATTGCATCGTCATTTTCGTCTTTATATTCTACTATAAAACTAAATGTTGCATTTTGATCTACTTCGAAATTCTTTTGTCCTGCCATTTGCCATAGTCTCCTAAATAGGAATACTCCTGTACTAATTTTAGCACAGGAGTATTTCTAATCGACTATTTTTGTTTACTTGTTGGTAAACCCAAATGATGATTCATTAGGGTTAAGTGCTTTCAAAATTACGGGTGCTGTGGCAGCGAATCCGCCAAGTAGTAGGTCTCTTGGGCTGGTGTTGCCTGTCATATATAGAGCAATTGCCGCTCCTAGAAAATGACGTCCATAACTTGCTAGTGCTGCTAGAATCTTCTCTTGCATTGTAACCTTTCCATCTCCATTAAGATCTTCTTTAGCTTTTGCCATTTTTGATCCTCCTTATTTCTAGGCGGGTTGCCTAGTAATTTTGGGCTTTAACCCAATTATATTATTGTACCACTATGCGCTAATATCTACCAATTCGCAATTACCATCAGAGCTACATGCAAGCGTTGCATTTGTAGAAGTGCCATCTTCTAGCTCGTAGAAAGATAAATCTTCCCATCTAATGCTTTTAGGCATCTTTGATACCAGATCTTCATATTCTTCTTTTGAAACCTCTTGGTATGGGGCTTGCTTGTAAGAGTGATCAGAGTATGGAAGAAAAGAAATTCCAGAAAGATCGTCAAAGTTTTTATATACCCAGGAACCCACTTCCATCCACTCTTCGTCTTTTACAGATACTGTAATTGATGGCTTATGATCGCACCAAGCCTTTTGGTATATCATCCAAAGCTCAAGGTGCTCTATGGCTGTAAGGTCTTTTCTAAGTGTAGCACCTTCTGGTGCCTTTACAGGAAAAGAAAAAACATAAGTTTCGGTTGGCTTCATAACATCGTCTTCTACTGGTATTCCAATCTCTTTAAGAAAAATTGAAATTGGATCTCCTTTTGAGCCACGAACTGTTCTTATGTAATATTCTGAGTGCCAAGGATGCATGCCAGAAGAAACTCCAGTAAGCTGTGAAACTGTTCCAGAAGGCTTTACACATGTAACAGAAGCAGAAGGATTTATGCCAATATTTAATGCCTCTTTTTTATTTGCTTCGTTAGCTCTGGTCTTTAGTCTTTGTAGGGCATGTTCTAGTCGAAGGTGATCATCTTCTTTAATGTGATCTAAATTTTCGCAATTTCCAGGACATGCGTACCTACATGTATAACCTTCTTTTTTATGTGCTTGATATTTTCCAGAAAAATAAGAATTTCCAAACTGACCAGTTAAAGATACGCCAAGCAGTCTTTCTTCTTCTGTATTTTTTCTCCAAACATCTCTTATGTACTTAAAGTTTGTTAGTGTAGATTGCCATGTACCAAGTATTGAAGCAAGCTCTACTTTTCTAGAAACAGACTCTTCGTTATCATCTTCACGAATAACAACTTCTGACAAGTTACAGAACTGATTTGGTCTTAATATGATTTCTGAGCAGGGATTAGTTCCGTAGTGTATCTCTGGGTCTCTCCCGCTCAATGCAGCTTGTTTTTGTGCTGCTGCAACATTATAGATTCCTCGCTCTCCAGATTTTGAATCGTATAGCGATTTCCATTCAGAAATAAACTGCTCCATATCTGGCTTTCTAGAATATGCTACAGAATTATTTGAAAGAGCACGTTGTGGATTGTGTTCCCACCAGTTTCCAGATTTTGCTTGAGCCATTTCTATATCGTTTATATTAGAAAGAGAAATCATAGCTGATCTGCGAACTCCTCCAACAACAACAACCTCGCCAATCTTACACATTATGTCATGCGCTTCAATTGGCTTAAGTTGTCTTCCTGCTGCATTTTTAAACTTTGCAATAGTAAAATCAAATAAGTTTACAAGGGGCTGCGGTCCAGATGATCTTCCGCCCATGGTTTTAAGCCTTGCACCAGCTGGTCTAACTTTTGTAACATCAAAGGATGGAATCTTTCCATCCCATAGGCTTTTTAAAAGCATCTTGTAGGCTGTTGCCCAGCCTGTTTTAGAATCTTCTACAACAATAACGTCAGAAACTTTTTCCAAAGTTTGAGGGATTGAAGGAAGCTTATTAATGTACTTATATTCTACTGAGAAACCAACTCCAGAGCCACACATCAATATATACATAGTTTCGTCAAATGCTCTTGGGTGATCAACTGGCAAATACGAACAATTGTATCCAGCAACGTTATCTCTTTCTAGGGCGGGACCAGAAGTCATAACAGCTCTCATAGAAGGCATTACATTTCTCTTGTATACAGCATCTTTAAGATTTGAAAGAAGTATCTCGTCTGGAGTATAATCAAAATTTTCTTTTAGGTTGTTTAGCATAAAAGAAAAATATCTATCTACGGTTTCTTTCCATGTTTCTCTTCTATTTAAATCTGGTATCCATCTAGCATATCTAGAAATAGCTATAAAATTTTCGTATGGGTTTTCTATTAAAGCGCTATCTGCATTTGGCTCAAGCAATACCATTGGCTTCTCATCAAAGTAATCTGAGGATTGTTTAAAGTTTTGAATTTTTGTCATTTTGTCTCTTTTCCGCCCTATGGCACATAAATTTTAGTAAGAGTCTTATTCTACCAAAGTTTTTTATAGAAAGGAAGGGTGAAAAATATTATTCAATAGCTAGTTTATTGGTTAACTAGAATAAATAAACACTTTTTTTTAAGTTGACATATTGTAAAGATTAATGGTATTCTTATAGTTCGTTATCTCTATTGGAGGAAATGCCTATGGAGAATATAAAGCAAAAACTTAGCGATGTCTTACATCACTATGTTGCAATAGCAGTAGCTGTACTGTTTTTATTTACTGGTCAACCAGAAATAATTCAATCAGCATCTGCGCTGGTTGTAAAACCAGAAGTAAAAACCGAAGCACAACTTAACAAGGAAAAGCTGGAGCAATTCAGCAATACTGTGTGGAAACCATCAGAGTCTTTAACAGACAAAGAATTGGTTGAACTTCTCAAGGCTGTAGGCTTTGAGGGTAGCGCCCTTAAAATGGCGTGGGCTGTGGCTAAAAAGGAGTCTAATGGACGCCCAATGGCTTATAACGGCAACAGGAAAACTGGAGACAGTTCCTATGGAATTTTTCAGATCAACATGTTGGGTAACCTAGGTGATGATCGTAAAGAAAAGTTCAAACTGGATAGTAACTACTCGTTATTCGATCCAGCAATCAACGCAGAGATAACGTATTATATGACCAATGGCGGTCAAGATTGGTCGTCATGGAAAGGTTTAACACCTCGAACAAAAGAGTGGTTAGACAAGTTTCCATCTAAAAGTTAGAAAGGAGTTAATATTAAGATACAAGTAGTATCTCAATATCTAGCTCTCTCAAGAGAAGGCCTTGTGTCAGAGATGGTTTGCCCATTAGACCAGGGTCTTCTCTTTTCAAACGAAGACATAGAAGAAAAAATATTTGTGTATTGTCTTTCTTGCCAATATAAAAATTATATTGGTACCGCTATTTATTCAAAAATGTTGGAGGGTGTAAAAAATGCCACTGAATAATGAATTTGATGAAGCACTAAGAGCCAAAGTGGCAAGGAATATCCCATGCATGCATATGCCTGGGTTGCTTCTTGCTGAAAAAGCACTTATTGTAGTAAAAGAATATGCTGAAGAAGCTAAATCTAGAGGTTTAATAACTATTGATGAATTGCTTGAAGATATGAAAGTAAAAAATGGACAATCCGAGTAATAATTTAGAAGACAATCTCCCTATGGTTAACTACATAATGCTTCATAGGATATATGACGTATTATGCCTAATAGCGAAATTAAATGGGGGTAGTAATGAGATTGAAAAAATGGTAAAATATCATGAAGAGGGATTTTTGCTGGGACCCTCCCCAGCATTTAGAGCGGAAGATGAAAAGAATGAATAAGGATAAAGAATCTGTAGTGCAACTTATGGTTGCAGTTTATGAAAGTATAAATACAAAAATGGCATTGATGTCTGGAATGACTGAAGAAGAAGCGGAAGCAAAAACTAAAGAGGCAAACCCAGCAATGATTTATTACATGAGTGAAATTTACAACAAGCTTGATGAAAATGACATTATAAAATACGAATAGTGATATAATTAGTTTATGTCACCTAAACATTTTCAAAAGGTAATGAATAGTCCATACTTTAGAATGGAAAATCAAATTCTGTCTAACTGTAAATGTTTTGAGTGTAAATTAGAAAATCTTTTTATTAAATTCTTTAATATAAAGAAAATAAAAATAAAATTACGTAGGTCGAGATAAAACTCCTTACGTATGCACGTAAGTGCTTAACCCCAATCGGATCCGCCTCTGATTGGGGTTTTTATTTTAGTCAGATATTACAGAAGCTTGTGTACAAACATTGATGCTATTATTCTGTCTCCATTATAAAATTTATTTACGGCATGAGAATATTCTTTTGTTCCAGGGTGGCAAACTAGTGTGCCAGCTTTAGGCTTAACAGATATATTCTTATTGACATACACAACTTCTCCACCTTCAAAATCATCGTTAATAAATATAATTATGCCTTTCGACACAAAAGATTTTCTTTCTATTAAATCTTGTTCTGACATGTCATAAGAAACATCGTCTGCATGAGGAGGCATTATGTAGTCAGTTTTTGCAAACTCTTCTGGAAAATTATTGAAAGAAAAATCGAAATTTCTATATTTAATCAGTGACACAAAATCTGTATAGGGCCTGATTAAAGTTTCTGTTTCATTGTTAAAAAAATCATCAAGCTTTGATAAATATCCATCCCAAATACTGGTAATATTACTTTCTTCTATAATCAAAGAAGTGTGTGATGAGTGTCCGTAGTCTTCTATATGAGAATCTGACTTTATCGCATTGTTTAAGATAACTAGATCCTTTTTAGATATAAAATCTTCTATATAAAATATGTTTTCATCTAAGTATACTTTATCCATCATTCACCAAATATCCGTTTTTTATTTTTTTCTACTGTTTCCAAGTTATAAAAATCATTAGTTACGTTTTCTGGTAATTTAACATCTTTGAATCCCCAAGGTACAAACCCTTGTGATGGACCCATTCTCCAAAAATGTGGGGTTATGTACTTAAAACCTATATTAGGAACAGCTTCATGTTCATTATCTAGATCCGAAGACTTAAACATGATGATGCTTCCAGATTCTGGTTTTATTTGTAAATTATAGTTTGGAAAATATAAATATCCATCAGAATAATCATCATTGTAGTATATGACAAAGGAGTGCTCTAGGTCATCATAGGGGCAGTCTGTGTGCAGTCCTCTAGATTGCATGGAGTTGTATTTACCAATAACATATCCAGGCGATGGGATTCTAGGATTCAAGGTAGTGTCTATCCCTAAATGGTTTGCATACTTATCTGAGCAATCTATAACAGCTTTATTAATAGATTCAAATACCCAATGACTTTCAGTATCTTTTTTATGTGGGTCAAACCAGTTTGGGTCATATATACATTTAGCTAACCCAAAGTCTTCTGGAGTAATTCCTAATTCTTCCCAATCTTTTTTTTGCTCTAATGAAAACGCATATTTATTTCCCCATGGTAGCCAATCGGTAATAATATCATTTGACGTAGATTCTATGTACTTTAGAATTTCTTTAGAATTAGGTATTGCATTTTTAAAATAAAAAATTTTATCGTTGTATATTTCAACTTCTATAGACATAACATATCTCCTTATTGATTTCAGAAAGTGCGGCGAAAAGTGAGCCGAAAATTAGAGACCATC